CCGTTAATGTCTGTCCCATATTATGCTTCTATGTTATCGGTTGAAAATGTTAGTAACATATCTCGGTAGTATTCATATTGTTTTTGTCTTAGTTCAATCTCCTTAGGCAAGCCTTCACTCATTGAGGTAGTGAAAGTATCAAACTTATCGAGAATGGAAACGATGCGTATTTTTTCCTCTGGAGATGGATTTGGAATTTTTATGCTGTTTAAGTTCTTCTGATTTAATTTTGGTTGAGCCGCACCAGAAATATATGGAGTTAAATCAATGCTATTCAAATAGTATTCTACAAATCTTCTATCTGAATAAGTAGGGAATTTCAATACATGAGCATGATTATTTACCCAATTTTTTCCACTTATGCTGAATGCTATCGGTGTATTTCTAGCAATTAAATTTGCCCCATCTTCTGAAACTAACAGAAAATCTCCATCGAAAATGTAATCTTTAACGTAGTCTACA